CAAACCAAGGTTGAAAGGGACATCCGTTGAATCAAAGGAAATCATCTATCTTGAAAAGGATGAAGTCAAGCGGTTGGAAGATATGACGTTCAACGAAAGCCAAGCCGCCCTTGAACGTGTCCGGGATGTGTTCTTGTTCTGTTGTTTCACCGGGCTTCGATATTCGGACGTTAAGAAGTTGACCCGGTACGACATCCGGGATGGTGTGATTGTGTTCGTCACCAAAAAGACCGTTGACGGCATCCGGGTTGAACTGAACAAACATTCACAAGCCATCCTTGACAAATACAAGGATGTTCCGTTTCCCGGTCATGCGGCCTTGCCCGTCATCAGCAACGAAAAGATGAACGCCCATTTGAAAGACCTTGGCAAACTTGCCGGGCTTGACACGCCAACCCGTGTTGTGTGGTTCGTCAAGAACGTAAGACATGAAGAATTGTTCCCCAAATGGCAATTGATGACAACACACGTTGCCCGCCGGACATTCGTTGTGAACGCCTTGCGCCTTGGCATCCCGCCGGAAGTCATCATGCGATGGACGGGTCATTCGTCTTTTGAAAGCATGAAACCATACATGAAGATAATTGATGAAGTCAAGCGAACGGCGATGTCAAAGTTCGATGATTTTTGAATTTGTACACAGACGAAAAATGAAAAAACAGACGTACACGAATTTGTACACGAAAATGCGGGGAAAGATGATGTTTCGTGATTTTGTACAATATCAGCAATATTGCGTGAATGCCCTTTTTTCTTGGGTTTGCGGCTTCGTGACACTTAACGAAATAATGGGTCTTAGTTCCTCTCTCTCCGCAATATCGCTTGAAAATCAAGCATTTACGCACAATGTACACGAATTTGTACACGAAAACGCCCGATTTTAACACTTTCGGGCGTTTTTTATGCGCATTTTTCGCCGGATTTTATTCTTCGATGTACACGGATGTACAAAACCCCGTCTTTTTCAATGGTTCACCATGTTTTCGGTGTACAATCATGTACATTTCCCCGGTCGGCTGAATTTTCAGCACACGAAAAAAGCCGGGGTGCAACTCCCCGGCCAACTATCATCGTTCGGGGTGCAACTCCCCGTTTCGCAACAATGACGGTGCAAAGGTACAATTTTTATTTCAGAAACCCGCGAATCCGGGTGATGAAATTTTTGATTGTACGCACGAACGGTTGTCTTTTCATATAAAGAAGCACGATGGCGGCAAGGATGACCGCAACGATGAAAGCGATGTAACGCCAACGGTACGGGTCGGGAACGGGCGTTGAATCCTTGTGTTCCTCTTTTCCCGTGCGCACCAAGTTCGCGTTGTCCTGCTTTTCATCCTTTTTCTTCGTTTCCTTGCTTTCGCCCTTTCGTTCGTCTGTTTTCTTGATTTGGGTCTGCTTGACCGACTTCACCGACCCTTTGACCTTTCCGATGCCGGGCAAGTCAAGTTCGGTGTCCGCATCCGGGTTGCCGCCGGATGAATCGGTTTTCACGTCACCATTGTTGAAGAACTCAATTTCGGTGATGATGATTTCCCCGGTCTGTGTCCGGGTCGTGTCAATCACCTTGTCCGTTGTCTCTGTTTTGGTGACATGGTTTTCCGTACTATCAAGGGCGTATTCCACAACGTCCTTGGTTACTTTGCGCGATGTCCCGCAAGATGCAAGGACAAAGGCCGCAATCAATAAAAACAATACTTTCTTCATACTTCAAAGGTTTTTGATGTCGTTCAATCTTCGCAACCATCCCTTGATGAAGCGTTTGTTCGTGTGCTTCAACTTCTCTTGTTCGGTCGCCCGCCGTCCGATTTTGCGTTCATACGCTGCAACGGACTTTGATACGATGTCATTCAAGAAGTTCACACGCGCCTTGTATAAGGCATCGAACAATTCATCCGGGTCGGCAAAGTTCACGGCGTTCAAGGTCTTTTGGCCGACAATGCCGTCAACCTTGACACCAAGGATTCTTTGCGGAATCTTGATGCCATGCGCACCCGAACCCCAAACCCAATCGACAAGGATGTTGGCGACTTTCTGCGATTGGATGTTGTCGGCTTTCCAACGATTCCAAAAATACGGGATGAACACGCGGTCGCGCACATCCTGCCTTGAAATCTGCTTCAAGTCCTGCACGTCAATGTCACCGTCCACGTCCTTGTCATAGCCGCATTGTTTCCATGTGCCGATTGTCACGCCCATGTTGGTTGCGCCGCCGGAATCGGCGGGGTCATTTGCAAAACCGCCCTCCCATTTAAGGATGAACGGGAAAAGTTTGTCGCAATTAGCCATCTTCTTTGCTGTTTAAGGGTTGTTCACTTGTCCCTTTGTCGCCCGGCATGAGTATGTCGGACAATGGGACGTTCAAATGTCGTTCCGCTTTGTTGACCATGATTCTTTGCATTGCCTTGGCAATGGGCTTGTCGTTTTCCGATGACCAATTTTCAAGGCATGACCAAAGTTCATAAAACAAGAACACGGCAACCGCAAAACGGACGGCCAAGCCATCATCCGAATGCCGGACGTTGATGTCAACGTAACTTGCAAGGATAATGCAAAGCCAAGCAATAATCATTGTGGCAAGTATTCGCCATTTGTATTCTGACTTAAACTTGCCGTCCGACTTGTCCGGGTATTTTGCATGTACGCGCCGACCAAGGAAAAAGGCCGATATGACATCAAGGATGACGGCGATGAAGCACGGGACAAAGAAGTCAACCGATGTTTCAACAGCCAACAACAACCCCGCAATGATACTTGACAACCATTGCATCAACTTTTGCGCGATATAATATTTCAAGTCGTTCATTTCATTTTAAGTGAATTGAAAACACTTTCCGACTTTGACGATGGTTGTGTCCATTGGAAACAAGTTCAACGGTTTTTCGCCGTTGGCCTTGCGCTTCTCGTTGATGGTTGGCAATTGCGTTTGGGCTTTCTGAATGTAGCCAATCAGAATGTCCGACCCGGTGAAACACGACCGCCGTTCACCAACTGCGTTGCCGCTTGCGTCCTTGGTGAAGAAATCACCGTCCGCGTCTGCTTGCTCGTTGAAAGTAGCAAGGACAACTTGCATCTGCATTCTCAACCCGGATTGATTCTTTCCCGGAAACTTTGTCGGCTGTATCAAGACCTTTTCAATCAAGATTCGCTTGTCGAATATATCTTCAAGGTCGATTCCCTTGCCGATAATCACATCCGATTCAAGACCAAGTTCACTAAATCTTGCCATTGTCGAAAACGGTGTTTTGGTTAAACTTCGTCAAGGATTTCAACGGCCAATGCGTCAACGTCTGCACGGAACTGCAAATATTCCTTGTATTCGTCAACGGCATCGGGGTTGATTTCAATGCCAAGGGCGTGTGAGTTGTAGGCGTTCACAAGCGCAAATTCGGCGGATTCGTCAATAACGTCACGGATGACCGCTTTCTTGATTGAAGCCTTTGTCGGCTTGTCCCAAATGCGGACTTCGTGACACATCCAACCGATTTGTGTTTCCTCGCTCTCGCCCTCTTTGACACCCATTTCGGGTTCGATGTTGTAACGGATGATGGATGAACCGTCATTGTCATGTTCCAACGCGGCGGGTTTGCCGTGTTCCATGTCGTAATGCGCGTTTGGCGCGATTGAATCTAATCTCATAAGGCAAAATCTTTTGAATTTTTGAAATTAAGTTTATTGAATCACAATACTTGCACCAACCCCACCAAGATGCGATTGCCTGCTTGTACTGCATTTTGGTTGGCAAGACCTTTCTTTTGTTCAACAATGCCACCCGGCGGCAAAGATGTTGTTTTATTCCCTTGCGCAACCTTGTATGTGTGTGGAAAAACACATAACCAAGAAAATCAATTCCCCGTGAATCTACCGGGAACACTTGCCAATTCTTCTTGACTTTCAACTTCAAGTTGTCGTGAAGATACTTTCGCATATCAACAAGAAGATTGTGCAACCATTCCTTGTTGTCCGATAGAATCACAATGTCATCGGCATATCTGAAATAATACTTCACGCCCTTTTCTTCTTTCAACCAATGGTCGAAATATGTCAAGAACAAGTTCGCAAAGTATTGCGACAAGTAGTTTCCAATTGGAACGCCATATTCCGCCGAATCAATGATTTCGTCAAGAAGCCAAAGCAACCGCGAATCCTTGATTTTCCGGCGGACAATCTGTTTCAATATTTCATGGTCAATACTTGGGTAGAAATGCCGGATGTCGATTTTCAAGCAATACTTTGTCCCGGCGGGGTCGTTTTTCAACGTGTAACGCATATCTTCCGCGCACTTGTGGATTCCCCGGTTCTTGATGCAAGAATAGGTGTTCGGCGTGAACACGGAAACCCATATCGGTTCAAGAATGTTCATAACTGCATGATGAACGATTCTATCCGGGTAATACGGCAAACGCGAAATCAAGCGTTCTTTCGGTTCAAAGATTGTGAATTGATGGTATTCGGACGTTTTGAACGTCTGATTCTTCAACGCTTCGTGCAATGCAAGAAGATTGGCTTCACGGTTCTTGTCATGTACACGCACACCATACGAACGCAACTTTCCCTTGCGGGCTTTCTCGTCCGCAAGACGCAAGTTGTCGATGCTGATTACTTGTTCATATAAGTTGCCGATTCGCTTCATGTTCTTACTTTGCTTGAATAGTTGGGCTTTTCGGATTTCGCCTACCAAGTCCGTTTTTCGG